TCGGAGATGCTCTCTCAGCTAGAGGAATTACAGTATCTGGAGCACAAGGAATCTACGTTGCCGAAGACCTTATCAAATAAGGAACTTGAGGATATATTAGAGGCTTTTGATCTATATTTTCTATTTAACTACGATTCAGATTCATTTTTTACAAAAAAGCTAGACGAAATTAAACTTATGTTAGATTTACGGAGCGAGCTCGAGGAAAGGTGTGGTATTAAAGGTAACTAACATATTTATATGTGTTAAAACCTTGAAATGGAAGACAATATATTTACAACAATTGTAGCCGTGGCCACATCAGCAATGTCTGTTGGAGCATGGAGGTTTTATGAAAGTAAACTAAAATTTAAAGCACAACGAGCCGAAAATCCACAAAAAGCAAATGAACGCTTTATAACAGATCTACAATCACGTGTTACTAAATTAGAAGCATTATTAATCCAATCCTCAGAAGACAAAGATTTTATGAGAGAAACAATTACTGAATTATCATCAGAAGTTTCCTCACTAAAAGTGCAAGTCCAATATCTGGAATCCGAAAATAATTACTTAAAAGGAAGTAAAAGAAATACACGAAAGTAGTAGGAGGAGCGAAAGCTCCTTCTTATATTTATGCATTAATAATTAAAATAGGTTACACATGAAAAAAGAATCTCAAGATTGGTCAACTAGAACAATCACCACTCCTGAAGGAGAAAAAGTTACATTCTTCGACAACAAACTACATAATTGGAATGGTCCCGCCATTAAATATCCAAGAAGTACGAAGAAAAAAGACGAGTATTACCTATATGGTTTCGAATACGATAAAGAAACTTGGATGGAGTTTAGACGCGATAGAAACGGCGTAGCACCAGATAAAAACCCACAAGTACAATCAAGATTTTAATATGAAGAAGAAGGCAGTTATAGTATCCGGATACTTTAACCCAATTCACAAAGGACATCTTGAGCTCTTCACGAAAGCGAAGGCTCAAGGTGATTACCTTTTTGTAATTGTAAATTCGGACTTGCAAAGAGAACTAAAGGGTTCAAAAGAATTCCAAGACGAAGTAGAACGTCTAATAATAGTACAAAATCTCAAAATGGTAGATGGTGCTATGGTTTCAATAGACGAAGACAAAACACAGTGCAAAACAATCGAAATGGTTTCCAAACTACTTTCAGAAGAATACGATTTAGCGTTTGCAAATGGTGGTGATCAAAATAATAATTCTATACCAGAAGCGGGGATATGTGAAGCATTAGGTGTATCTTTAATAGATGGTTTGGGAGATAAAATTCAATCAAGTAGTTGGTTATTAAATAAATAAGTTATGAAAATAGGTTTATGTGGTACAATGAGTGTAGGTAAAACTACATTAGTAAATGCTTTAAAAACATTAGAGCAATTTAAGGGATATGAATTTGCTACTGAGCGTAGTAAATATCTAATGGAGTTAGGTATTCCATTAAATACTGATTCTACATTAAAGGGTCAAACGGTATTTTTAGCTGAGCGTTGTGCTGAGTTAATGAAAGAAAATATTATAACTGATAGAACTATTATTGATGTAATGGCATTTACACAAAATGCTAAATCAATTGATTTTAAAGATAAGGAATATTTTATCGAATATGCTGTTAACTTTTTAAAGGAATACGATTATATATTTTATATTTCCCCTGATGGGATCGATATATAAGATAATGGTGTAAGAGAAACAGATGTAGATTATAGAACTACAATTGATGATACTATTACTCATTTTACTAGAACATATGGACATAGAATTAAGAATTTATATATGTGAAAAGGTACTACTTATGAGCGTATCGAGCAAATGCTCGGATTTACCAAACCCTAATATTTATATACAAAACATACACCCCTATGGAAGATAATTTTAGCATTAGAGACTGGAAAAACGAAACTGTATACGAAAAAGCATACAAGGAAGGTTTTGACGGAGTAAAAGAACAAGATGGCATAGAGGATGACGAAATTACAGTTGAAATCCCAGGCGACGAAGATATAGCACCTGCAGGTGACAAAGAAATAGACAAAAAGGTATCTAGACAAGACGCTGTTATCAAAAGATATAAAGACATTACTACTCAAATGCAGTCGGCTTTAAATGCCTTCAAAACAGCTGACGCTGATGAAGCTAAAGAAACCGCAAAATTAGCATTAAAGCAACTTACACCTGAGTTCCAAGCAGCTAAAAAAGTATACGAGGATTTAAAAGGTGTTAAATTATAACATGCTATATAAAAATAGGTTTGTAATATTATTCATAGCAGGTGTATGCATTTTAATGTATATGTTTTTCGACGACAAAGGAGACTATGTTGACGAATACAAGGCTAAAATAAAAGCACTAGAGGCTAAGGTCGATTCCTTACATAGTGAAAATGAAGGTTTAAACAACAATATACTTGAGTTAAACCTCCAGATAACAAACCTAGACAACGAAATAGATTTGCAAGATAATAAAATCTACAATCTAAACATCAAAACAAATGAAAAAGTTAGTTCTGTCGATCTTTTTAATGATGATGAGCTTGAGCGTTTTTTCACAGAGCGCTACAGACACATTCTCGATTCAATTACAAAAGCCAATAGCGAGGCTAGTAATTAAAGATCTTATTATTGGGGATGGTTTTAAAGGCCAAATCTCCATTTTAAATGTTAAAATAGGGTTATTAGAAAACAAAGTTGTTTTAAAGGATAGCATTATCTTCAACTTAAATACTAAGGTAACAAATTACGAAAGTATACTTAACGTTAAAGGAGATCAACTAGCTTTATCTCAAGAACTATCCAAAAAATTAGAACAAGATTTAGCTAAAGCAAAATTGAAATCTAAACTCGTAGGAGGTGCCGGTCTATTACTAGCAGCAGGCGTAGCAATTTTGCTGAAATAGTATGGCAGAAAATATAAAAGACATAATAAAACAGGAATTCATCAAGTGTGCCCAAGATCCAGTATACTTCATGAAAAAATATTATATGATTCAAAACCCACAAAAGGGTAGAATCAAATTTAACCTGTACCCATTTCAAGAAAAGGTCCTCATGCATATGCAAAACGAGGACTATACCCTAATCAACAAATCACGCCAATTAGGTATATCTACATTATGTTCAGCATACTCCCTATGGATAATGTTGTTTCAAAAGGATAAAAACATACTTTGTATCGCAACTAAGCAGGAAACCGCAAAAAACATGGTTACCAAAGTGCGATTTGCGTACGATCAATTACCTAAATGGCTGCAAATAAAAACAGTCGAACACAACAAACTATCCCTACGATTAGCAAACGGGTCACAAATTAAAGCCACATCAGCATCATCAGATGCTGGACGTTCAGAAGCAGTTTCTCTTCTATTAATAGATGAGGCTGCCTTTATTGATGGAATTGACGAGATATTTGCCTCTGCACAACAAACACTAGCCACTGGTGGTGGATGTATAGCATTATCTACACCTTACGGTACAGGTAACTGGTTTCATTCAACATGGGTTAAAGCTGAAGCAAGAGAAAATACATTTATCCCTATACGATTACCATGGACTGTTCACCCTGAAAGAGGACAAGAATGGCGAGATAAACAAGACATTATATTGGGGCCACGTATGGCTGCCCAAGAATGTGATTGCGATTTTAGCACATCAGGGGATACTGTAATAGAACCCGATACATTAAGTTTCTATGAAACTACCTTCATACAAGAACCAGTTGAAAGACGAGGAATAGACGGAAGTTTATGGGTATGGGAAATACCAGACTATTCTAAGCAATATGTTGTAGTGGCTGATGTAGCCCGTGGTGATGGTAAAGATTTTTCTGCGTTTCATGTATTCGATATAGACGAGGCCACACAAGTAGCAGAATATAAACAACAAATATCCACAAAAGATTTTGGAAACGTACTATATTCTATAGCAACCGAATACAATGATGCCTTACTGGTAGTAGAAAACGCAAACATTGGGTGGGCCGTAATACAACAATTAATAGATAGAGGATATCGTAACCTTTACTACTCTCCTAAAATGGATGTAGGAATGGGCAACACAGACCAGTATATTTCACGCTTTGAAAATGGACAAGGTATGGTACCTGGATTTACTACATCAATGAAGACAAGACCACTTGTTATCTCCAAAATGGTTGCGTATATTCATGAACGTACCGTTACTATACGCTCAAAACGTCTGTTAGAAGAATTAAGAACATTTGTTTGGAAACATGGTAAGGCACAAGCCCTAGGAGGATACAATGATGATTTAACTATGGCATTTGGAATCGCAATGTTTTTAAGAGATACAGCATTACGTTTTCAACAACAAGGTGTAGATATGGCTAGAGCAGCACTTGGAAGTGTACATGCAACTAACCATAAAGCACCAACAATATACCAGGGTGGTGGACAAATGCAGAATCCCTACGAAATGAAGGATTCACATGGCAACAGCGAAGACATTTCCTGGTTATTAGGATAATTAATATTTATTATATATACATAAAATGGCAGATACTTCATTATTTGGTAAACTTAAGAGATTATTCTCCACAGACGTTATAGTACGCAATGTAGGAGGTAATCAACTTAAAGTAGTCGATTCAAACCAAATACAGTCTTTAGGACAATTACAAACTAATTCACTATACGATAGGTTTACTAAAATGTATAGTACCACAGGTGGTACAAATTACAATTTGTCGCAGCAAGTAAACTTTCCTGCATCAAGAATACAATTGTATACCGATTACGAATCAATGGATACAGACGCTATTGTAGCATCTGCACTTGATATTGTATCTGACGAAGCTACATTAAGAAATGACATGGGAGAAGTATTACAAATACGCTCCTCAGATGAAACTGTACAAAAAATATTATATAACCTATTTTACGATGTCCTTAACATAGAATTTAACTTATGGTCATGGGCTCGAAATATGTTAAAATATGGTGATTTTTATCTTAAACTAGAAATATCAGAAAAATTTGGTGTATACAATGTTATACCATTTTCTTCATATACTATAATGAGATTAGAAGGTATGGATCCTGCTAATCCTGCTGACGTAAAATACAAATACGACCCATCATATTCTGTAACAGAAAACCCATTAGGTTTCCAAACAGTATCTATGGGTATGTCTCAAACAGCAGGTCAAGAAGTTATATTTGATAATTACGAGATGGCACATTTCCGTCTCTTATCTGACTTTAATTACCTTCCTTATGGTAGATCATATCTAGAACCAGCGAGAAAAATATGGAAACAAATGACGTTAATGGAAGACGCCATGCTTATCCATAGGATAGTTCGAGCGCCTGAAAAACGCACTTTCTTCGTGAATGTCGGTAACATTCCACCAAATGAAGTTGAAACATACATGCAACGTATGATCAACAAAATGAAGAAAACACCTTACGTTGATCCAAATACAGGAGATTACAACCTTAAATTCAACATGCAGAATATCTTAGAGGATTTTTACATTCCTGTAAGAGGTGGTGACCAAACGACACGTATTGAAAATACAAAAGGTTTAGATTACGCAGCTATTGAAGATGTTACATACTTACGTGACAAGTTATTCGCTGCATTAAAAGTTCCAAAAGCATTCTTAGGTTACGAGGCAGATTTAGAAGGTAAAGCAACATTAGCTGCAGAAGATATCAGATTCGCAAGAACAGTTGAAAGAATCCAACGTATTCTTATATCTGAATTAACAAAAATTGCACTTGTACACTTATATGCACAGGGATATGACGGAGCTGCATTAACCAACTTCGAATTGTCATTAACTACACCATCTATTATATACGATCAAGAAAGAATCGCATTAATGAAGGAGAAAGTTGATTTAGCGGCACAAATGATGGAAACTAAATTAATGCCTACAGATTGGATATATGACAATGTGTTCCACTTCAGTGAAGACCAATATCAAGAATATAGAGATCTAATTATCGAAGATCAAAAACGTACCTTCAGACAAAACCAAATACTTGAAGAAGGTAACGACCCAGCTGAATCAGGCGAAGCATATGGAACACCTCACGCACTAGCTTCATTATATGGAGCAGGTAGATACCCAGAAGCAAAAGGAGTACCAAAAGGGTATGATGTAAACGATACTACCTATCCAGATGGTGCATTAGGCCGCCCAGAAGAAAAAGCATCAGGTTACGGTACTCAAGACAGCAATTTAGGTAAAGATATATTAGGAGTAGACAGAATGAAGAGCGGTACTACACCTGAAGATAGACCTGGATTATCAGAATCTTCTAAAGCAGTAGATAACATAAGTACACGAGCAGTGTTTGCTCAAAATGAAAAAATGTTAAAGAATTTCTTCCCAAGACCAAAAGTCAACTTATTTGAAGGTGAGGAGTTGCTAAGCGAAGACAATATTCGCGAGGAAGTCAAATAGGATTAATATTTATAGATAGTAGCGCACTACTTATGAAAGTGAAACACAATAAATACAAGAATACTGGTATTCTGTTTGAATTATTAGTAAGGAAAATAACTTCCGACACTATGTCCAACAGCAATAGCAAGGCAGCAACTTTGGTAAAGAAATACTTTACTAAAAGTGAACTAGCTAACGAGAACAAACTCTACCAGACAATTAACAATTCTATATCTCTATCAGAAGGTAAGGCCGAGCAGGTAATCTCTACTGTTTTAGAAATGTCTAGAAAATTAGATAGAGATAAATTAGCTAAAGAAAAATACAATCTAATTAAAGAAGTTAAAGAAAACTTCGATATGGTTGACTTTTTCCAAGCTAAAATTAAAAACTATAAGCTATTATCTTCTACATATACTCTATTTGAATCAGTTAACAATAAGAATTTCGGAAATCCCGAAACTATTATCAACTCGAAAATCAATATATTAGAGCACATCACATCTACCCCAGACACTAAAATGTCTCTTACCCCATTGGTAGAAGAATTAATGGGATTAGATAAAGGCACTCGTGCTTTAGCATATAAAATTATGTTAGAGAAATATAACACGAAATTTGATGGCTTAAATACAGAACAAAAAGAGATATTAAAAGAATATATCAATAGCGCATCCGATGCTCCAAAACTTAAAGAATATTTAAACGTTAAGTTTAAAACCATATCTGAAAGTTTAAAGAAAAGCTACAAAAAAGTAGACGACGCTACTCTACAAATCAAAATAAAAGAGGTTATCAACTTAATCGACCCTATAGTAGAAAGTAAAAAACTAAGAGACGATCATTTAGTTGCTCTATTGCAATATGTAGAACTTTCTCAAGAAATAGAGTTAGTATGAAAAAATTAAACTTAAAAGGTTTAAAGCAAGAAATGAGCACCACTGGAACTGGTGCTTCCTCTGCATCTGGTACTGGCGAACAATACGCTACACCTAAAGCTTTTAAGAAACGCAAAGACGAAGTAGGCGAACCTTTCACTACACCAAGCCCTTCAGTACCTAACCGAAAATCAGATGTCATTGATTACAAGAAATTGTTTCAAGAAGCATTAGACGAGTTAGGTGAAAAAAAACAATGGAATCCTGTTACAGATTTTACAGATTCACAGGCATGGGCAGGAGATAATACAGGATATGATATGGATACCCAAGATGCGGCATCTGTATTAGAAGCGGAAGTGGGAGATACTAAAACTGTTAAAGGTATTAAATCAACTGTATCAAATGTTGACCCTGTAACAGGGCAAATATCATGGAATATAGAATATACACCTGCATTCGATTCAGTATACAAAGAATTTAACGATTTACGTAAGGTAATAGCTCAACTTGACCAAAAAACGGACGATAAAGTAGTAGATGATATAGCTGCTAAAATAAAAGCAGAATTCAATAGATATCGTACACATATCCGCAAAAACTATCCGGACGAGTATAAAAAGTTTACATTAAACGAAGCCCGCTATACAGATTTTAAAAAGAAATCTCAATTTCGCACACCAACACAACAACTACACATAGCTGTACGTGAAATTAGACGTAAAATCGACGAGATAAGTAAAGTTGTATCGTTTACTGAACGAATGCGTACAGAATTAAAGGCAAGCAACGAAGGTATGTCATATTTGAACCGTACCCGCGAGGCTATATCCAAAATAAACGAAAAATTACAAGACCTAAACAATAGAATTAAAGGTTTAACTGAATAAAGTCAGATAATATTTATATACATGACAACACAAGATTTATATACTAAGCTTTCAAAAGGCGAGATTACAGAACAGAAGTTCTTGTATGAAGTACGTCGTGATGCGAGATTACCTTGGATTACTTCACACAACTCATTTAAAGATACCGTACAGATCCTTAAAAACAAGGGTATGATATCTGAAAAGCAAACCAAAGAATCTACTGGTAAACAAGAAGTAGAGATTATAGCTAAAACTATCGATATGGTTAACCCATACGAATATTCAAGAGGTATAAACTTCGAACTTGATTTAGTATACAACTCAGCAGGACAATCCGATATTACGGAAGATGAGTTGCTTAAAGCACAAAAGAAAGTACTTAAAAATCTTACAAATAACCCATCATATTATACTCAAAAAATGTCTTCTCAAATGGAAGGCGAAAGCGAGTATGAAGTAGAGTTAAATGATAAATCTATTGCTGATTTAATCAAGAAAAACAAGGGTAAAAAGGGTAAAATTATTCGTGAAGGAGAATATGACGGGTTCGAATCAGAAGACGAAAGAGAACAATACTATTTAAATTTAGACGATGTAAACGAGCACGGAGAAGAGCACGATAGAGTAGCTGACGTAAACGCTGATTCAAGCCCATTAGAGGAAGAAGAAGTAGAAGAGTTAGGTAGAAAGCGCGATTCAATTTACGAAAAATACGCTCAAAAATATGGTGTTGATGTAAACGAGCTAAAAGACAAAGTTGAGGCACGTAAACTTGAAGTAGAAGAAGCAATCGAAGTAGATAACGAGCAAGACGCTATCAACATTCAGAAAAAATCACCTGACGCTGACGTTAGAATAGTAAAAAAATAAGATGGCTCAAAAACTACTATTAGAATATTCCGTATTTACCCCAAAGCGTACTCAATTATCTGAGGGCATTGGTGGTACAAAAAACATGGTAGTTGAAGGCATTGTACAACGTGGCGAAGAATTCAACCGTAACGGAAGACGCTATCCATACGAGACTTTAAAAAGAGAAGTAGACAAATACACGGGAGGCCCTATTGCTGAAAATAGAGCATTAGGTGAACTAGACCACCCAGATTCATCAGTTATAAACCTAAAAAACGCATCACACAACATAAAAGAATTATGGTGGGATGGAAACGATTTACTAGGTAAAATTGAAGTATTAACTACCCCATCAGGAAACATACTTAAAGAATTATTTAAAAATAACATCACTGTAGGGATTTCATCTCGCGGTATGGGTTCTGTTTCACAATTAGGTGAAGGTAGAGTAGAAGTAGAAGACGATTTCGAACTATTATGTTGGGATTTCGTATCTACACCTTCAACACACGGTGCCTTCATGAAACCAACAGGTTTAAATGAAAACCGTATATTCAAATCAAACAAATATAGCAAATTAAATTCAATTGTATCTGACATTATATGTACTCAGTCAGGTATTTGCTGTTTAAGATAATTCCTCGGACGCTACCGCGGGCAGATGTCGATTCCCTTGTAGCAATGCAAGGGTTTCTTGTTTTTCCTATATCTCTATATATTTATTCACAGATATGATAGGAAATCACTAATATTTTCTCACTCTTTACAATCATTCTTATATTACTTCACAAATAAGTAATCAATCAAACAAATTTTTTAAAAATGTCAAACACAAAGTTTTTCAACGATGCAATCGCTGAGGCTAAAGCTATCCGTGAAACGGCTCTTGCTAACGCTAAGCTTGCATTAGAAGAAGCCTTTACTCCACAAATCCAATCTATGCTAGAGAAAAAATTAGCAGAAGAAGCAGATGACATGGATGAGGCAAAAGACATGGATGAAGCAAAAGACATGGACGAAGCAAAGGACATGGACGAAGCCAAAAAAGACGTAGATGAAGCAAAATCCGATGTGGATGAAGCTAAAGATATGGATGAGGCCAAGGACATGGACGAAGCTAAGGATATGGACGAAGCTAAAGACATGGAAGAAGGAAAAGATATGGACGAAGCTAAAGTAGAAGAAGCATCTGTAGAAGAATCTGCAGTTGAAGAAGGCGACGACATGGAAGAAGGATCAATTGAAGAAATTGACCTAGACGAACTATTAGCTGAATTAGAAGCTGCAGAAGGCCAAGTTGCCGAAACTGCTGTTGAAGAGGTAGCTGTAGAAGAAACTGCTGAAGTAGCAGAAACTGCTGTAGAAGAAGCACCTGTAGTTGAAGCGGAAGCTGAAGACGAAGTAGGTGAAATCACAGTAGACGAATTAAAAGACATTATCCGTGACGTCCTTGCTGATGTAATGGGTGGTGGCGCTGAAGAAGCTGGTGAAGAAATGGAACTTGATCTTGATGCCGAAGGTGGCGAAGGTGAAATGGAAATGGACTTAGAAGACGAACTTGCTGAGAAAAAAGAAGTTGAAGAAGCTAAAGCTGAGTTAAACGAAGCTATTGGTGTAATTAACACACTTAAATCAGAATTAAACGAGGTAAATCTTTTAAACGCTAAGTTACTTTACGTTAATAAATTGTTCCGTAACAAAACTTTAACAGAAGCACAAAAAGTAAAAGTGATCAACGCTTTCGACCGTGCTGAATCAGTTAGAGAGGTTAAGAATATTTTCGAAACATTAAAAGAAGGAATCACAGCATCAGCTAAAAAGACAGTAAACGAATCTCGTTCATTTGCTTCTAAAGCAGCAGGTGTTGCTCCAAAAACACAAATTGTGGAAAGTAATGACTTTGTAGCTAGAATGCAAAAGATTGCTGGAATCATTTAATTTAAAAACACACATTTAAAATGTCAAACGTAGTAAATCAACTATTAGAGACCGCTAACCCATATCAGTCAGTACAAAAAGATGCTGCAAGATTATCAGGAAAGTGGGCGAAATCAGGATTGTTAGAAGGAATTTCTAACGAAACTGACAAAGCTAACATGAGTATCATGTTAGAGAACCAAGCTAAACAACTTGTTGTTGAAGCTAACACAACTGGAACAGGTGCTTCTTTCACTGCCGGTACAGGTGAGCAGTACGCTGCTGTAGCCTTACCATTGGTAAGAAAAGTATTTGGACAGATTGCTGCTAAAGAATTCGTTTCTGTACAGCCAATGTCTTTACCTGCTGGTCTAGTATTTTATTTAGATTTCCAATACGGAAGTACTAAAAAACCATTCACTAACGGTGATTCAATGTACGGTACTCCTTCTGAAGGATTCGGTAACGAAGCTGCAGGTGGATTATACGGAGCTGGAAGATTTGGATACTCAAGTAACCAATTCTCTTCTTCACTTATCAACTCTGTAACTGTATCTACAGGATCATGGGCTGATGTAAACTTTACAAGCGAATTATCTGCTTCTGCCCAAGCTGGTCAGATTAAAGTTATTACATTAACTTCTGCTTCTATCGACGCTAACTTAGATGGTGAAGCTGTACGTTCATTCGTAGTAACTTCAGGTTCATTACTTGAAGCAAGATCATTACCTTCATTCACTAAGCAAGCTTCTAACGGAGATATTACTTTTGCTTTCACAGGATCTGCTGCTGAAATCAAAGACGGTAACAGCTATGTAGTATTATTCAGCAAGAAAACTGCTGATAATGCAAGAGGTGATTACGAAGATGGAGCTTCTTACTCAACTCCAAACAACGCTTCTTCTACTGCAATTAGCATCCCAGAAATCGATATCCAAATGAGATCTGAAACTATTGCTGCTAAAACTAGAAAGTTAAAAGCACAATGGACACCAGAATTTTCTCAGGATCTTAACGCGTTCCATTCAATTGACGCTGAAGCTGAATTAACTTCAATCTTAAGTGAGTACATTTCTTTGGAAATCGATATGGAAATCTTAGATATGTTAATTGAAAACGCACCAACAACTGAAGTATGGTCTGCCAAAGTAGGTAACCAACTGAACGCTGCTGGAACAGGATTCGATTCTAACACATCAGGTGTATATTACACTCAAATGAGCTGGTTCCAAACTCTTGGAATTAAATTACAAAAAGTATCTAACATCATTCACCAAAGAACTCTTAGAGGTGGAGCTAACTTTATGGTTGTTTCTCCAACTGTAGCAACTATCTTGGAATCTATCCCTGGATTTGCTGCTGATACAGATGGTGATGTAACTAAAGCTTCTTACGCTTTTGGTGTACAGAAAATTGGTGCTTTAAACAGCCGTTACAAAGTATACAAGAACCCATACATGACAGAAAACACTATCTTGATGGGCTTCAGAGGTAACCAATTCTTAGAATCAGGTGCTGTATATGCTCCATACGTTCCACTTATCATGACTCCATTAGTATACGATCCTAATACCTTCACTCCAAGAAAAGGTATCATGACACGTTACGCTAAGAAAATGGTAAGACCAGAATTCTACGGAAAAGTGTTCGTATCTGACTTAGATGTAGTATAATTAGTATACTAATATCACTTTAATATTAAAAGCCTCGCGAAAGCGGGGCTTTTTTTGTATATTTATATATGAACAACGTTCTTATACCATTTATTAACTAACTAACCACGTTTTATGGCAAGTAAACCTCACACGGACGAAGTATATCGCCCTAAAAGAGTAGTAAAGAATCCAATTAACTTCAAAATTCAATTAAACGAAGAACAAAAGATAGCAAAAGCTAAAATATTAGAAAATACAGTTACCCTATTGGCAGGGCAAGCAGGTTCTGGAAAAACGTTATTAGCATGTAATATAGCCTTAGATGGCCTACTCCGCAG